AAGTACAAGCAACACTGCCCACGGGCAAATGGAATGCACAGTGGATGCAAAATCCAACAGCAGAAGAAGGTGCAATATTAAAACGTGAATGGTGGCGAACGTATAAGGGTGAAGAGATACCCACAGTTTATCATGTCATACAATCATATGACACCGCATTTTTAAAAAAGGAGACAGCGGACTATAGTGCAATTACTACATGGGGAGTATTTTATCCTAGTGAAGATGAAGGAGCTAATCTTATCTTACTCGATGCAGTCAAGGGTAGGTACGAGTTTCCTGAACTAAGGCGCTTGGCCCTTGAACAATATGACTATTGGAAACCAGAATCTGTTATCGTAGAAGCTAAAGCTAGTGGTCTGCCACTAACTTATGAACTTCGTAAGATGGATATACCAGTTGCAAATTTTACACCAAGCAAAGGAAACGACAAACATGCTCGGGTCAATTCTGTTGCACCTTTGTTTGAATCTGGTATGATATGGGCACCCGAACAAAAGTTTGCGGATGAGGTCATTGAGGAATGCGCGGCGTTTCCCTATGGCGATCATGATGACCTGGTCGATTCAACAACACAGGCACTCATGCGATTCAGGCAGGGCGGCTTCTTACAACATCCAGAAGACTATGTTGAAGAAGAAAAGATAAAACGTAAAAGAGTGTATTATTAATGGACGATATAATAAAATTATTACAAGAGTTGATAGCAGGTGGGCCTAAACCAAAAGGTGGTATTGCTAGTAGTGCGGAGGGTATAGAATTTTTAGGTAAAGCACTAACAAAAGAACAACGAGGCAGTCTTATGATTGTAAACTCTAGACTAACAGACGCTAGTAGATTTAAACCTTTTTCTGTTAGAAATGTTGGTAGAGATAAAAGATATAGATATATGTTTGAATACGAACAGGATCTTTCAGGTGAATTTAATAAGACTGTAGAATTTTTAAAAGAAAACCCTGATATTAGATTAACACAAGCTCAAAAAGATAATATCTTCTACAACCTTGGTGTGTTTAGAAGAGTAACAGATGAAAAAAATAAATTAGAAAAAGGTATTATTAGCGAAGGCAAAAAACCAGAAGAGATCTATGCAAGTCAAATAGATGAGGCACCCATTGATGAATTATCATTTGGGGCTGCTCTTGAAAAAATGTTTAAGACAAACGAAAAATTAAAAAAAACAATTAAAGAAACAGAAGATATTTTTGCAACAGAAAAAGTCACAGACGAACAAAAATTAAGATTAAAAAGATTGTATGATGGTAAAGGGTTTGAGAGTAATAATTCTTCTTTATATAGAGGCTACGGTAGTTTCTTTTTATCAAAATTACACGATAAAGGTATCATTAAATTAGATGATGAGATCTATAAGAATCTTGTCAAAGGTGCACATCATTATGGTGGTGGTATGTATTTTGCACCAGATCCTATTAGAATATGGCGAAAACATTTTGGTAATGATGTATTTGACAAATTAGATAACTTTGATCCGGACAACGAAGACATTTTTCAGTGGCTTGAAAGAAACAAAGTTCAACCCATACAAAAAGACGGACCAAAAACTGCTTTAGAGTATATGACACCAACAGAGATACAACAGAATTTAACAGATGAGTTAGACGCTTTTGGTAAATACAAAAACCCAGAGTCTGCTGGAGATGATGCTCGATTTTATTATCCAGATAATCCCACACAAAGAATGGAACGTGTCACCTATCATGGTGAAAATATTAGTGCATTAGAACAGGCATTACAAACACTAGACCCAGACATTTTTAGAGAGTATGCTAGAACTAAACCTAAGTTTGATTCTAAAATTTTACCATTTAAAGATTTAAACGCAGAAGGAGGCATCGTTGGCTTACGTATTTGATCCTACAACTAACACGTTGATTGATGACGAAGACAAAAGTCTTGGTAATAAACTTGCGTTAAACCAAGATGAGTTTTTAAAACTTTTAGAAATACCAGGTGTGTTCAGAGCAAGCGAGGCACCACAGCCACCGCCAAGACCAGATGTTCAAGACATAGATGCGATCAATAGATTTATGCGAGACAACCCTGTTGAAAAAGCAGAGGGTGGTAGCATTAGACAAGAGTTTGCACCAAAAAATAAAATTAGATTAGCAGGCACAACGACTCCTGGAAAATACGAATTCCAAGCTGCGTCTTCTAAATGGTTACCAAATTATTCTTATGCAGATTTATTATCTGAATTAGAAAAAGGTTTGTCAAAAATGGAGATAGCTAAAAATATTTATCAAAATAATAAACAATTGTACGATAGCATACCTATAGAAGAAAAAAGTTTTTTAAAACAATACAATAACATAGAAGATGCTAAAGTTGGTAAAATAGCAAATTCTATAAAAAATAGATTACAAGCAAAACCTGCATTAAATAAACTTAATGAGAAAAATACAGCTACTTTAAAAAAATTAGAAAACTCTGTGGTTAAAGACGTAGATAAATGGATTAAAAATAACAAGTCAAAATACATAGGAAAACAAGGAGCATATAAATTTTTTGAAAACGATTTATTTAAATTTTTAGAAAAAAATTATTCTCGTTTAATAAAAACTGCAAAAGGAATTAGTGAATCAACTATTGCTGGAGATAAATTTATTTCTAAATTTGCTAATAAATCTGGTTATGCATCTTCTACTGATGAGGGTTCAAATTATAGAGCTGTTAAGAAAAAATTATACAAAGCTTTGGGAATTGATTTTGGCAGAGACATGACAGGTCAAGGCAAAAAAACATATAAATCATCAGTTAACGCTGTTAAAAAACTTTTACCGATTGCACAAAAAAAAGGAATTATTCCTAAAACTTACATGGGCGGTAAAGCAAAAAATAAAGTTGTTAAAATTACTCCTCAAAATTATTTTGAATTTTTAAAACAAACACAAACAGATCCACTAAAAAAAGTTTTTAATAATCTTCTTACCTTTAGTGTTGAACATCCAGGAGGATTGGCTAGAGCTGCACAGTTATTAGATTCTGAAAGTTTAGGAAAAATTATTCCTTTAGAAAGAGGAGAGTTTGGAGAAGATATTAAAGGAAAACCAATGAGTGCAAATCGTATAAAAGGACAAAAATATGACACTCAGATATCCAGATTAATTAAGAAGGCTCAATTTGAAACTACTGATTTTTCTAAAGTTAAAAATTTTCTTAAAGAAGCAAATCTTATTTCTAAAAAAGCAGCAAACGAATTTGGAACTTTGCAATCCACATATACCGCTGTTAAAGGTAATGATGGAAAAATACAAATAAAAGTTAAACATCCAAACATTTCTTTAAATGATAGTTTAGTGAATAAAACTAAAAATGCCATACATTCTTTTATAGCTAATGATGGAATGAATAGAGATGTTTTTAGTAAACTTCCAGAAAAACTAAAAAAAGCTGTTACATTAATTAACGATAATAAAAGTGCTGATGCAGTTTTAAAATCACACATTAAAGACATATTTCCTGAAGAAGGAAAAGGAGTTAAATTTAATAGTTTTGCAGGTGTCATTGACTTTGACATGATACCAGACAACGTAAAAGCAACAGTCGCTAAAGGAGCAAACGCTTTAGGTAAAAGTTTAAGAGTTTTAGGTGTTGCTACAGCACCTTTAGATGTGTTTCCTTTTTCTGAACAATCGGCAAAAGGTTTAAGAGGAACTGATTTGTTAAAAACAGGAGGTGCTAAATTATTAGAAAGTTATTTAAATGCTCCTCAAAGTATTGCTGATTTATTTGGTAAAAAATTATATGAACCATTTACTGCTGGCACAGAATACGCAGATAAAATTGAAGCATCTATTCCCATGGAGGAAAGAATATTAAATCAAAAAAATTTGGCGTTTGATAAAACAATGCCAACATTTGTTGATGATATAGATATCGCACCATCTAAAAACGAATTAGAAGAAATGAGAAAAGATTTTATTGAGGACGTTGATATAGACACAAGTAAAAATTTACCTTTTATGCCTTTAGAAGAAGACAAAACAGAACTATCTCCAATAATAAAATCTCTAGTTACACCAGACGAAACGTTACAAGATTTTATGGCAAACGGTGGCCGTGTAGGATTTAGCAACGGTGGTGCAGCAGGAGCCGATGAAAATTTTGCAGCAGAGCTAGAATATTTTTTAACAAACGAAGATGCGGAACTACCAAAGATGCAAACATACAAAGAGACCATGAATCCAATCGAGGTGTTAAATGACATAATCGATCCAAGAAACTATCCATACTACGCGGATGTGTTAGCTAGATCTGGTATTCGTATTGGTGAGTTTGCTACAAGAATATTACCTGCCACAGGTAAACTTATAAATGATTTAATAACAAAACCTGCGTTTAAAATTACAGGCACTGGCAATAATTATGTGCAAGATTACACAGATATACTACCATCGAATATTAAAGGCACAGGGATATTTTCAGAATTTTTAGAAAACATAACACCAACAACATTAGAGAAAAAAGTGGGGCTTGATAAATTAATTGAAAAAGAAGAACAAAAATTAAAAGACAGAGGATCAACTGCCGGTCCAAAAGTTTTTGCAGACACTGTAGGTCTTGGAGCCGAGGTCACTGCTCCAATATTTCCGGGTCTTAAATTACTAAGAGCATATGCAGCAAACAGAAATCTACCAGTAAATGATGTGACTCAAAAACTTTTAGTAAAAGAAGTTGACGAAGTATTAGAAAAACAAGGAATGGATAGAAGAACATTTTTACAAATGACAGGTGCAGGTGCAACTGTAATTTTAGCAAAGATGTTAGGCTTTGGAGATCAAATAACAAAGACTGCTAAAGTTGCAGAAAAAGCAACAGAGGTTGCTGCAGGTGGAGTGCCACCATACTTTTTTGATTTAGTTGAGATAATTAAAAAGAAAGGTGTTGAAACTACTAAAAAAAATGCTACCAAAAATTTAGAAAACGTATACTCATACAAAGATTATGACGTATATGAAGATCTTGCTACAGGAGAAATTAGAGTTGAAAAAACTAACATGGGCGCTAATATAACTGTAGGCGAAGACGGAATTAAATCTAGAGAAATGTTAGAATATAAACCAGGTCGAGGTGATGAATCTACAACAGGTACACCACCTGATGAGTTTGATCAAGCTACTGTTTACCCTGATGCTGAAGGAAAATTAAAAGATCTTGAAGAAGGTGAGATCGATATAGAAGAAATATTAGAGTTTATAAAAAATGAAAAAATTAACTAGAACAGTACCACCTAAAAGCGGACCTAATCCACAAGGGTTGAATGTTCCTCTAAAACAGGTTAAGATAACAAACCCGGAGAAAATAAATGGCAGATATAGACAAATCATTACCAAACGTAAAAACATCGATAGAGGTTGATCCTCAAGAAGAAATAGAAATCGAACAGGAAAAAGCCGTTGAGGCCCAAGATCCTGGAGTCGAGGTCACACCTAATGAAGATGGAAGCGTTGAAGTTAACTTTGATCCAAGTAAAGTAAATATTGAAGGTCAACCAGGACACTTTGATAATTTAGGAGAATTATTACCAGAAGATGTTTTAAAACCAATTGGTCTAGAACTAGTTGGCAACTATAAAGAATATAAAACATCAAGAAAAGATTGGGAACAATATTACATACAAGGTTTAGATCTTTTAGGATTTAAATATGAAAACAGAACAGAACCGTTTCAAGGAGCTAGTGGTGCAACTCACCCAGTTCTTGCTGAAGCTGTTACACAG